CGAAACTCTCAGGAAGTACCTACGCCCCAAATTCCGCATAGCTCTTTTTGACGATTAGCTCACCAACCAGCATCGTGATGATGTTGCCGCTAGCCAGTGTCGCTTGCACGTCGTACTTGTATCGTCCGCTCGTGATCTCTGTCTCTTCGTTGGTCAGTTGCATGTTAAATTGCTGCGTGCCTGTAGCCTGCGTGACGGTCAGCGTCTTTCGCAGGATGTCATTCTGGTTGATCGCTGTTAGCACAACAGTCGCGCCGCTAAGGTCTGGCCATTGGTCAGCAGTCGCACCAGTCCAGATGATCGAGCGTCCATCTGCACTGTTGTAATCGTCACCGCGAACTATCGTGACAGTCGTACCGTCACTAGCTACTGGGCTGCTAATAGTAACATCTGCGCCACCGATGCCTGCCACTACCGCCGCTGCGATTGCGGCTTCGTCAACGTCGGCAACCGCCGTAGCATCGACTGAACCAGGTACAGTAAACGTAAGCTCGTCTGTCTTAACCTTGATCGCGTCCACGATGCCGTCGATAGTATCAACGCTTGCCTGTGTCGAGAGGGCTGAGACATCAGCTTTGAATGCGTCCTCGTTGCTTCCATCTGTGAAGTACGCATAGATCTCAGAGATCGGATCGGTATGATCCGGCACGACGATGAACTCATCAGAACTCGATGGAGCAGAGGTTAGTGCCTCCTGCAATGTGATGCGTCCGTTAGTCGAATTGTAAGTTGCAATCGGTCGAGCTTCACCAGCAAGCGTTCCACTTGTGAACAACAACAGTAGATGATTGTAAGCACCCGTCACAGCCGTCAGGTTAGTATCAAAAGCCGATGCAGTTGGTGTACCACTGACTTCACCATCGGTAAGTTGTGTAGCTTTGAGTGATTGCCAGAAAGCACGCTCGATTGTACCAGCAGTTCCCTTTGTCAGTGTATAGGCAAGGAACGCTGCACCGATGGCATCATTGGCCGCAGATGATAGTGCGTAGCCTGTCTTGTCATTATTGGTGCTGACGATGACCTGATCTGTGGCCGGATCAAAGTCATTCAAGGCCGCGATTGATGCAGGGATCGTTGTTCCAATATCAACCAAGATCGCTGCGATGCTTGCGTTATCAGGTGCAACGGTATTGGCTCCATCCGTTCCTCGCATGTCGCTATTGGTTGTCGTTGTAGCGACCAGAGTCACATTGCTGACTGCACCGCCGGATGTGGTAATAGCGCCACCGCTAACAATGGCTGATGCTGCAATATCATTAAGTGCATCGAGCGTTGTCTTGGTTCCGCTGATGCTGTAGCCGGTCTTGTCGTTGTTGGTCGATACCGTTACCTGATCGCTTGCAGAATTGAATGTTGATCTGGTGCTGATCGCTGCGTCAAGGTTTGATAAGCCAGCATCTGTAGCGTCTCGGAGATCGACGTCAAGCAAACTAATCCGCACTACTTTGTCGATCACGCCGCTTGCATTTAGCGTTGTAGTAACTGCGTTCACTCCGGTTGCTAATGCTGCGTCTGGCAAGTGCAACTGGTATAGACCTGGACAGTTTGTAGCGTCAACCTCGCACCACTTTCCACTGCTGTAAGCATCGCCTGCCGTGCCTGATGCAAGAGTGATGGCTGTTCTTGTCGAACCTTCACGCACATAACTTGCAGTCACATCAGTATAGGCAACCGCTGTCTTTCCTGCACCAGTTGTACTGTCACGCAAGATAACCTCGATGATTTTCGAGGATGTGCCTTTGAGAATTGTATGATCGAAACTCATTCGCTTATTCCTCGATTACTATTACGTTGCCGCCGCCGCCTGATGGGTCTTGGTGCTGGATTGCTCCGATGTCTGCATAGTTTGCCGTTCCGCTATAGCCGGGAATGTTTGCATATACGTCCACGCTTCTTGCGGCAGATCCGGCAACCAACGCATAGTTTCCGTTTGCTGAATCCTCGAATGGGTCAGTCGCAATCAAAATATCATTAGATCCACCCGTGTAATTAGCATAGTTTGCGGTGTTGTTGTAGAAAGCGTTGCGATCTGCCCATGCTGTATTGCCCAAATTGGTGTGAGCAGATGGTGTTTGGATACCAGTTGAGCAATTTGCTAATAGGTTGAACTTTATTAAGTGTTCATAATTGTCCGATCTGATTCCAATATTGCATCCGACGAGTGTATTTTTTCTAGCCATAGCTTTATGCTCAGAGAGTGTTCCGCCAAGCAATATTCCGATGCTGCCGCCGATTATCAGGTTTCCGGCTACCATTCCAAAAACATTGCTTATCTGAGCAGCCCTTACACCAGTTGCACTTGAAGATAATTCAAAAACTGAGTCTACGCAGAAATCGTTGTATTGGTAAAAATTGACGCAGGTGTAATTCGCGTCTGCTCCTGAGTTTTTGAAATAACAACCAGACGCACATGCCCAAATTAAATTGCACGCCTTACCATTAGCATCAATAACACAATCAGATAAAAGCAATGTACGCCTACCTTGCAGTCCCCCGTTTACAATTCCGTATGCTGCGTTGCCAGTAGACGAGGACGAAAACTTACAGTTGCTGATCGTCCAGTGGCTTATCTGGTTAAACGTCACCTGATCTGTTGGGCTACCAGAAATGTGAGGTAATCCGTTGTAACCCACTACCTTTATTAACGCTGTGGTTGTACCGGAAGGAAATATTCTGTATCTCGTAAAATTATAGTCAACGGAAACAGGATCATTTGACCCACTACCCCTGATGTTTATTTGATTTCCTGCTAGTAATGGTGTGGTGCAGGAATTCCCTAAACTGGTTGCGTCGTTGCTTAGTGTCGTCTCTATATTTCCCCACGCACCGCCCAGCTTTCCAGCACCACCGCTAAGACCGCCACCACCGTTGTCGCAAGCCCTGTCAATCGTGACTGTGTTCGCATCGGTAAAACCAATGACAAAATAATAACCAGCGGTAGCATTAGTACCTGATCGCAACTTGACGCAGTTGCCGATCATTGCGGCAGTAAATCCGCCAGTTGCAGACGTAAGCGTGGTAGAGCCAGCACTAGCGGTAGCAAGATCAGTTAAATCTAATTGTGCGGTGGCTTGGTCACTGTAATTGGTTCCTGCACCAGAAATGCCAGAATCAAATCCGCCACCATTATCGTCATTGCCATCGGTTCTAATCCACCACTGAGCGGTCGCTTGAACTGTCATCTATATACCCGCCTTAATGCTCGCACGCACTTGATCCGCAGTGGAAACGCCATCGCTGATTGCCGGATTGATCCAAGTGTTCTCGATCTCCGCTTGTAATGCGATGATCTCGCTTTGTCGCTGTTGGTTCGCTAGATCCGCAGCGTGCTGATTGCGACTTGCAACGATGTCAGCTTCCACTGTTCCAGCGTATGGTTTACCACCACCGAGAGAAATCAACTGGTTGCAAGCCGGTTGCATTTCCGCTGGCAGATCATCCATGACCATCGCCACTTGCGAGCTTCTTGGATACTCGTGCGAGTTGACATTCTCGCCACGACCGAAAACGTGGCTGATATACCAGCCAGTCAGAGACTTTAAAACTGGATCTGCCATCGCTTGATAGTGAGCAATCAAAGATCCTTCACGCTGTCCGCTTACTGGATCTTCTCGCACCAACTGCTGTTCTTCCAGCACGAGCTTTGAGTCGTAGCATGGCATCGGTCGAAGCGTCTGGTTCGCGATGCTGTATGCAATCTCTGCATCTGTTAGTCCTTGAGCTTCCAGCGGCTCAACTTGTCTCAGGTAGTCGATGCTCATTTAATGTTCCTTAGTTCTTCTGCTGATGGGTCGATCTTCAATACAGCTTGCCACAAGCTCCTGCGGTCATCCTTGCACTCAGCAAGCTCACGACTGATCTTGTCGTTTACGTCTTTTTGCAGCGTAAACTGACTGCGGTACAGGTGAACAACGGCTGTCGATAAAGCACCCATGCCTCCGACAAGTGCTGTCGTTACGGTCATGGGGTCGAGGTTAGCGAGGATGCTTTCCATTTCTATTTCTTCCGCAGTCGCAATTTGCCAATGAGTGTTCGGACGGGTTTACTCGGTTCTTCGCTTACGAGTCGCTCGACTTTGCATTTTTCATCGGAGACTTTTACCTCTCGCACTCGTTCGATCTGCTTCTCAACACTGCGGATCACCTGACGCTCTGCCGGCTTGCCTGGCGTCGCTTCTGTATCGAACGGAAAGAACATGGCCGCAATCAATGCAACCAGAATGATGTTCACTTTCATGCCTCTGCTCTCGCTAATACGTGACGGATCGCGACCGCTTCGTATGGTGTCGCTTTGTTTCCCCAGAGAATTCCATAGCCACCTGACTCGCCACCCGATGAATACCGAGTACTCCAGCTATTAGCGATGATCAGACCGAGCTGTCTTGACTTGTCCAGGACGCATCCAACCGCAAGCACCGCATGACGCCACCAGGAAAGAGCGATTGCCACCGCACATGGCTGTTTTCCAATTAGGGCAGAGACCACGCCTTCAATGTCATTCCGGCCCAGCTCCTCGAACTCGGCCATTCTGTGCTTGTCAGCGTTTTGCTGCTGCTCTTCCGTCCAACGCCGCATCTTTTTGAACTCAGCAAGAACGCTTTGCTCCGGCACGCCGTATTCTTGGATGTACTTGCAAGCCTCACCGATAAATCCGCCTCGGTTCGCTCCGTTCTTTCCTCGGTATGCTGTCGCGTAGGCATTTAGATCGACATCGCCAACGCCTTGCCTAGCGTAAGCGTTTTTAAGTCCTGCCACCACAGAATAACACCAGCAATAATTCGTCGACTTTTGAGACATGATCGAGCAGTATCGCTTGTGCCAATGCACCGGCTGAGACTGCATTTCGTTCATGTAGTCGATCCGCTCTTTCCATTCGTACATCGGAACGCGATCGCCGCTGAACTCGCGGTAGAAGCTGAACTCTTTGTGGCTTTCGTAGTCTCGAAGCTCGTAGCCAGTACCCTCACCATCCATTCGCGATTGCCTCCATTTCCGAGAGGCTCGCTGGAATGTCCAGCACTTCTACCGATCCATCTCGACCGTAAATGATTAGCGAGTTTGCGCCATCGGGTGCCGCTTGCATTGCCTGGCCAACCCAAGGCTCCGCTGCCTCGCGTTCTTGCATGGATGAATACATCCGACGCTCGATCCCTTTGGATCGCATAAGTTCCTCGACAACGATGGACGAAGAAACGGCAAGTTGGCCATCCGTGGCCGATGCAGGATCGACTGAGAAAAGAATAGCCGCTGGTTTGTCTTGAACGACGTCAACGCGGTCGGGTATCGCATCGATCAGTACGTTCCACAGCGACTCAAGTTGTCCGCCAGTCCACAGCATCCACGAGAGGAGGATAACTGCGAGCGGACGCCAATCCCACTGCTCACCGTTTGGGGAGGAATCGTCTTTTTTGCTTATCGAGTCACGAGCTGACTGGATAAATGCTTTGAGTTGCTTGGCTGCCCAGGTAAACATCGTTTCGACGTGTGGTAGGACGCCAGTGACGATGGCGATCGTCGCGATTCCCACCATTTCCAAGAATGACAGCACGAGTGATCCGAGCGTGATCCACAGTTGGCTGTTGCTGTAGCCTTCGGAGTCGTCGCGGCCATTTAAAAACCAATCGAACCAGCCGTCACGCCAGAGCGAAAACGCAAAATACAGCGTCGCAGCACCAATGATGATATTAAACGTCCGGTTATTGGTCAGCTTACTCATCGCCGTCCTCGCTTACCGAGAACAGACGCTTTTCGATCCACTTTTCCAATAACTTGATGGCGATCCTTGTCATCAGAGAAATGATGATCGTTTCCCAGCCAAAACCTACTTTTCCGCCACGCATTGCTCGATGGCTTCGGATGCGTTCACGCACTCGCTCTTTGGCAATGTCCAGGCGTGCCTGCGGAGGACGTGAATTATCCTCGCTGTTTATCTCGTTCCATACGCGAGCAGCGATGCGTCTTGCACTTCGCTTATCTTCTGATCCGAGAAACATTAAACACCCCGACTTTGTGGCTCGTATCACCTAAGTTTCCGGCGTGCTTTTTTTGTGTCAAATAGATGGTTTGCTCGGTTTGCTACGTTTGCGGGTTGCCGCTAATTTTTTCCAATGACATACTGATCCAGCAAGTCGATCAGTTCTGGATTGTCTGCAAGTAGCATCAGCAGCAAAGGAGCGAGCCGGCTGACGTGATCTTCCTCGTCGTCCTTCGATGAGAAGCCGGCAACAGCCCAGAGAGCGTGCAGGCACTCGTGAATGACAGTCTCGACCACTTGCGACGCGTTCTGGTCGCAGTTGATCCGCATGGTCGCGTGCCGGTAGCAGAACAGACCATCCGCACCGATGCTGTCCGCTTCCTTCTGGTCGATCGAGATTACCTTGATGCTCAGATGACCAATTTTGATACGCTCTGGAATGGTGATCATTTGACGGCTCGGCTTCGAGTGATGCTTTAAGGTATTACGGGGTAGCCGTGGTCATGTCGCGAATACTTCGCCGTCGTGAATGATCATGTTCTGTACCTGGTAGTTTCCACGATCGCCGACAGTGACGATGGCAAAGCCGTGATTCCACCTATTGATAGTCGCGTACTCTGGCTTGAGATCGCAGAGACATCCCAGCGAGTAGCATGGCACCAGACGCTCGTCGATTCCGGTTGTCTCAACGTGTGTACTCGTTCGATGCCAGTGGCCCACCATCGCAGTTCCAGCTACCCGAAGATAAACACCTCGACCGATGTTGACCGGATCGGTGAGTCCCCTGGGCAGTTCGTGGCCATGTAGCAATGGGAGCTTGCCGAGATGGTATTCCTGCTTGGACTGAATGAATTTCCACTTGTGTTCTTTGAGCGGCAGAATCCGATCAAGTCGAAAGTCCTCGATTCCGACCAACGCTGGAGCACGCTGATGCAGGTAAGCGTGATACCGATGCTCATGGTTTCCGACCTTGAACACTCGCACCGCGTCTGAGCTGAAATGCTTATTTAGCTCGCCGATCACCTCGGCTCCGATCTTTAGCTCGTCCTCTGGATTCCTGGCTCGCGGATCTTGATCCCAGCGAGACAGCCGGTAGAAGTCCATGAAATCACCATTGAGAACCAAGTGCTGGCATCCGGCGTCGATTCCCGCTTTCAGGGCCGACTCTAATGCTCGCTCGCAGTGGTATGGTACATGGAGATCCGAGAGTACGAGGTACTTACCAGGCGTGCGGATCCTGACCGGCTTCTGGACTTGTTTGAGCCCCTTCGGGAAGCTGATGGACTTTTGCTTTCCGTGTTCTCGGAAATGCTCTTTATCAGCAATGATTTCCTGTCGTTGCTTGCCGGATGCTCCACGCTGATACCTGATGCGACTCCTCGCGTGTTCCACAGTTGGGAACTCGTGCGGATATTGATCGTGCAGCAGCCTAGCCAGTGTCCTGGTGTCTGCTTCAGGATGATCACGCAGCAATTCTCGGACGACGTTTCTTGTGTCAGCTTGTTTTTTCTTTCCCACCGCGTGACTCCTTATGTCATGAGTCTCACACGGTGATGGTATCCGTCAATTTAATGGTTTGCTGCTTTGGTTCTCTGGGTTCTGTTGGTTCGAGTAGCGATCCCAGAACTCGTCAACTGCTTGCTGGTCAGTCCGAATGCAAGCACGAGACCCACCTGGGACGATGTACCCACGCAGCGTTCCAGCGGTGATCCAGTTGCGAACAGTCTGCGAGCTTACCCCCAACTGTTTTGCGGCCTGTCTAGTATTGAGTGGAGTTCTATTTGCGCCCATCGTTGCTCGATCTCCACTGCTGTCACCGGTGCATTGTTGATGACTCGCCGTGATCGCCGAGTCTGCTCAGACCATGTTTTTCGGATCTCGGCACACATAGCTTTGATCTCCTCCTGCGTCGGCTCGTGCGGAAGCCGCTCTAGTACTTGCTCACTTGTGAACGTGTGCTGATTGTAGTGCGTCATCATTGCCATCCTTGTTTAATTGGCATCCTTTTACCAAGTCTAAGTATTCCCACCATGTAAGCAGCACCACCGTCTCTCCGGCATCCGGTCGGAAAGCCACTGCGTCCACATTTTCATTAGGCAGCAGATAACTCGCGATCGACTTCCGCCGCTTTGCTTGTATTCGCTTGTCGCAAACCACCAGATCGACTTCCTCATGCAAACCTAGCGATCGACCATTCGACGCCCAGGCTCGCTTTGCTTCGAGTCCGCTGTCTTTTGCTTGGTTCACCAGCTCTCGCTCGTATGCGTTCCCTTTTCGCTTGCTTGGGTGCGTCATCGCTTCCTCCGTGTATGGACAGTTCCTGCATCCGTTCCAGCAGCACGAGCCGCGAGACAGCAGGAATTCTCTGCTAAGTGCTGGCATGTTCGATTTGACTCCAGTGCCATCCTTTTGCCAGTTCGCTGGTCGGTCGCAGTCCCCTGGATAGCCGGCCAACATACATGGCAAGCCTTGGTGATGTCGGACATCCCCTGACTGATCGCTCAACGTAGCTCACCGATCTCCCTATTGCCCTTGCTATCCGCGTGCATCCGTATCCGCTTCGGTAGAGATGCTCGATGTGATACGCCTCTGGGCAGTTAAGTGCTGGGCTTCTCATTCTGGCCGCTCAAGATATGAATGCAATTTTCCGTCCACTCCGCGTTTTTCAACATAGAAACATCCAGCTTCTAAAAGCCTGTCCTCAAGTTCTTGCAATAGACCAATGTTAATTACATTGCTTTGCATTACGGCCCCGTGTTCATAAACAGAAAGTGAATCATTTACCAACTTGACCGCAGTTTCTATTAACTTTGAATTTCTCATTTCCAGTGCCTCGATCTGTAGTTCCTCCCGTCCTTCCCCTTCACGATCGCATCGGCGATCACCGTTCTTGCGGTGCTTCCAAAGTTCCAGGGTAAGCAGGTGGACGGCTCAGCTCTGCTGCTCGCTCCGACTCCGGTGAACTTCGCGCCCTTGGCAGGCCCCAGCAGGTGCGCCACGATTCCACGATCTGCCATCAGCCTGGCTTCCCGTTCCGCGTGTGCTTGTGCTGCCGGCTCGATGCTTGTTCCGGTCGGAGGAACCGTTGCCAGTATCGCTGCCACTATCAAATCCATTCGTCGTACTCCTTCAGTCGTTCCCAGAACACCGAACCGTCATCCAGATAACCAATCAGATACCGCTTGCGTCCGCCTGAGTCCGTGACCAGCAAGCAATCGCCAATCTGCCGCACTCCATAGAAGCAGATGCAAGCCAGCGATGATGCTCTTTGCACAAGATCAAACATACTCAAACCACTCCGGCTTCTGTGCGTCTTTGTTTCCGTTCCTGACTTGGCGATCCCATTCCATTAGTTCGTCCATCATCATTTCATTTTGCTCCAGCGTTAGCTGTTTCGCTTTTACCAAAGTTCCGAGCCTGATTGCAAGTTTACCTGTGATCATATCGCCGACGATCTTCATCGCATTTTTGCTTTGGCCGTGGTAGTTCCGCATTTGCCGCTCTTTCTCGACTCGCTTGAACCGTCGGTCATTAGCTTCTCGCTTGATGTTCCTTGCTAGAACGTCTGGCTTTTCGTAGCGGCCAACCGGCTCGAAGTCGCCGGCCACTATCTCGGAGACCAGTTGCGTGACGTCGCTGGCATCACAGTCGCCTAGCATCTCGCACCAAGCGTCAAGAGTATCCTTTGGCTTGCTCGTTGCTTCTAGCCACTGGCGATAACTAGGGAACACCGTCAGCACTCTGCCTAGCTCTGTTCTTGCTTCTGCTGTTTTCATATCCCTAGATCCACTGTCTTTGGTTTGCTGCGTTGTTTCCCGAAGTCGTTGTCGCTATCAAGTATCGACCTGGCACCTTTCTGGATGCTGAAGTCGATATCTCGCTTTGCCTTTTCTGGGCCGCGTCGATGCAACTCCATTAGGATCGACTCTGCTTGCACCTCTGGAATCTGCCGGCCATCTACCGAGTACCGGAACTCGCACCACCGAGTCCATTCTTTCGCGAAACCTTCCGCCTGTGGGTGAGAAAGTATATTCTTCTCTTCTCTTCTATTCTCTTCTCTGGTCACGCTTTTGTCACAACTTGAGCGTGACGCAAGCGTGACGCTTTTGCGACGGCTTGCCTGCCGATTAGCGTCATTTGCCCGTTTTTTTGCACTTTGCGACAAATGGCGATCCCAGTTCGGTATCCGTATGACTGGACGATCGCCGCTTTCGTCGTATTCGAGCCAGCCGACGTCACACATCAATTCGGGAAAGCCAGGCAAGTTAATGCGACGTCCGAGTGACGCGAGCGTGACGCCTGTCACGGTGTCGGCGTGACATTGGCGTGACACCCACGACCAAAGAGCGTGACAGTATCCGACGATCGCCTCCTCTCGGATGCCGAGTTCGTCCGCCATTTGCATGACCGCCGGATCTTCCATTAGGTCGATCCGCATCTTGATCCAATCACCGGCCATAGCTCACCTCGTTCAAGTTGTCGAGAACGATCCCGATATCCATAAACTGCTTCCTGAATTGCTCTTTCTTGTCGCCAATGTAAAGAATTGCTTGCCCCTGTAATGGCGATGACATTGGCTCATTGTCTTTATTCAAAAACTTAATGCGTCCATGCACCAAGCAAATGCACTGCGATATCTCTGCGATCTGCTGAAACCACCTAGATTCCGTTGCGTTGTTCACAAGAATGCAGGCTTGCGAAAATTCTATTTGGCAGATCTTTTCCGCAAATCTTCCGATAAGGTCTTTTGAGTATGGTGGGTTAAGCCATACATTCCCAAACCATCTCTTCGACAGACCGTCAGTTTCTTGCGTATAAAAAACGCCAGCTTTTACATTTTGTTGAGCAACGTCGCAACTTGCTGGATCAAGATCGATTCCTCCCATCGCTATTCTGGCGGCTTCGATGTATTTGGGTGGCGTGTACCATTCGTTTTCACCACTGTTGTTAGAAACATGGCATTTTCCGATCAGCTTTAATAAGCCAGATTGCGTTATCTCCGTCTCGCTTTTATTGCTTTCGTCGATATACCTTTGAAAGGTATCTTCCGGCACAGATGCTTCTTGCTGCCATCTCGCCGATTGCCTTTTGTTAATACCTAGATCCTCTAGCGTTTCTAGCGGTGCCATCTTGGCACCGCTAGATTTGCTGTGCCTGTTTTTCGCCTTGTCTCTCGAAGCCAGTAGCTCACCGGCTTTGCGCTCGGCTCTTAGCTTTATTTCTGTCGCTGCATTAGCGGTCAGATGGCATTGCTTTGCCGCCTTGATATAAACCCTAACAGCTTCCGCCTGGTCGCGTATTTCAAGTATATCTTTTAGGCTGGTCGCCTTAGACAAAGCTGCTTGAGCTTTGCTTATATTCTGAAGTGTATTTGACTCCATCTCACACCTCCGCTTCCTGCTCTATTCGCCTGATGACATCGGCATTCGCATAAGATGGGAATGCAATCTTAGAGACCATGTGTATTGCGCTATGATGCCTTGCACAAAAGGTCTGAAGTTCCATCAGGCTTTCGTTGAATAATCGGTATCTCCAGTGATGCGTTTCTAAATTCTGTGGTGACTTGCAAAGCGTGCATCTGTATCCGTCAAATGCTTTTCTTTCTTGGGACATCCGTTTCCAATGGCCGGTTTTGTAATAAAGAGATTTGATTGATGCCGTTATCCTTTGCCTTTCTTCTTCTGGAAGAGGATAAACCAATTCGTAATAAGCTCCACCGACACCCTCGTCTTTGCAGGTCTGTTTGCTAATTACATAACCTCGTTCTCGGAGAGCCTGTATCTCGCAAGAGAAGCGATGCCCTAGCCCTCTCTGCGATAGAAGATCGTTTGTTGTTTTCCTTCCTCTTTTAAGCATTTCTAGTATTTTGTCCTGCCTCCCTGTCCGGCTTTCCCACCACCTTTCGTCTTGCACCTCATCCAGCAAGTCGCTTTCGTAATACGAACTGCCCATCACATGTTCCTTTCTCTAATCTCTCGTGTATTTATTCCCATCGACATGCACTTAAAAGCAAAGTAATTCCTAACCCGGTTCATCTTCGCTTCATCCATCGTCCATTCCATCTCTTCCCACTTGTCATACTCGATCTCCGCGATGCACTCGCGAAGATCGTCAATATTTCTCGCCTCCTTGATCCGCAGCATGTGCCACTTCTCGTTGGGCATCTCAGAATGGGAACTCATCGGCTGACGGCTCCGGCTTCGGTGCTGGTTTCGGTGCCGGCGTTGCTTCCGACCTCCCGCCGAGTAACTGCAACCGATCCCCGATCACCTTGAGCTTTTTTCGCTCCTGTCCGCTTTGATCCGTCCAAGCATCCATCTTCATCCTGCCTTCCAAGTAGACTGGCGCACCTTTGCCGGCGTACTCGGCTGCGACTTCGGCTGTCCGACCCCAGAGCGTTACATCTAAAAATAAAACTTCCTCTACCCATTGTCCGCTTGCGTCCTTTCGCTTCTCGTTGATTGCTACGCCTACATCACAGACAGCGTTTCCGCCTGGTGTACGCTTTAGCTCAATGTCTCTGGTTACGTTTCCGATCACTTGCACTTTGTTCAAACTAGCCATTGTCGATGTCTCTCAATTCGTCGGTCGTGTATAGCCCCAAGCCGATCTCAGGTGCTGTGGTTCTTATCAGGAATGCTGCTGCTCTGTATCTCAGCATCAGCTCTGGCATCGTTTTCCATTTCGATCCCGTCTTGGTGGCCCATCCTTCAGCCTTCGCCATTTCCAGCGAGACCATCGGGCCGGCGATCTCTCTTCCGGTCGCAAGCTCGACAGTCTTTGCCGTGCATTCGCTCTTGTCGTCGTTGAACTCGTAGTAGACTGCCCCGAACTTTCCGCAGGCGTTAAAGCTCGCAATCAGAAACTGTGCAGACCAGCCAGGCTTGCCGTGGATGATGTGCAGCGACTGCATCACCATCAGCGGATCTGCGTTCATCCGGCGAGCCATGTTCATGGCTACGACTACATCGGCGATGTTGCCCTGATACTGCTTCGGCACCAAGCTAGATGCTGAGAGCAGTTTTGCTTCTCGCTGCACCAGCTCAAACTTTCGCGTATCCGCCTCGACCAAAGCCAACGCGGTCTCTGGTTCTCTTTCCGGCTCGATAACTGCCGGCATCTCTATCAACTCGTTCTCTTCACTCATCGCTATCCTCTCGTGTTAGCGTTACATCAGAAAAGCGACTGACCCGACCAGTCGCGTCGTACTCTTTGCGGATCTCGTGTGCGTCCTCTCGCTCGTCGATCCTTCCTTGCTCGTATGCTCGCAAACAAGCCAGCATAAAGTCGCCTTGCTTGCCGCTGATCTGTACTTTTGGATCGTCCGGCATATTGAATTGCGGCTTTGCTACTTTCCACCAGTCATCGAATTGCCGGCGTCGCTCTCCCCTAAATACCCAATCAGTCATTCCATATCCTCATCGTTTGGTGCAAGCAAAATTATCATCACCACAGCGACGGTGATCACCGTCATCAACGCAAGTACTTGACACAGTAAGCCCATGACGCCTCCTTATCTCGTCGTTCTTCTTTGTGATTCCGTCCATATATGCCTCGAAGTCCCGACCAATCCTTCGGATCTCTTGCATCTGTCGCTGCCGGCTGGATTCCATCGACAGCACCAAAGCGATCAAGAACCCGAATGGTGCAACGATTCCGATTCCGATAATTGCAAAAGTCATAGCCACTGACTCCTTAGAATAAAGCTATGAGCTTCTCGCGATGCTTCGTAGAAAGCCTCTGCTCGTTCAGCGTGTGATAACGCTGCTGATGTGTCGCCTCGTTTCATTGCCTCTTTCACTTGCAAGCGTTCATCGCTGTGCATCTCGGTCAGCCTAGTCGCTATTTTCGCGATGGCGTTTCTCGCTGCGTCACTTCTTTCTAGCCAGGCTGGTAGCCTCTCTGGTTTTATCGCATTCACACAATATGTAGAGTCTTTTGCATCCATTGCACATGCACTCCGAGCAGATGGTTTGATAGGTTGGATTGCCGCATTGATTGCAGCGGTTACGGTTTCCTCGCACTCGACCCGCGTCGCTTTTTGTGGTGCTTCTTGATTCACCGCGACGCGAGTCGCGCGAGGATGTCATTCGCTGTCTTTCGGTCGAGAAATCTTGTAGTCCTGCGGTGCAACGATACCGATCGAAGCCGCTGACTTCTTTGACCATTGAAGGTGGATCTCGATGGTCTTGTCCCCGTCGGTAATTTTAATACGTTCGCCTGGTTTGCGTGTAAGAATTAACATTGATCAGCTCCTTGCTTTCGTGTTGTCCAAACTTTTAGTTCACGTCCGTGATTGCTTACTTGTTTCGACATAACTCGCAGTCCAGTCCACTCAAAATCGCGACTTCTGAAAACTGCTGCCATAGCCGGCCCCATTTCTCCGAGTGCTCGATCTCGCAGCTCCTCGGCAACGTCATCCGCTGTGACCGTCCCCTGTGATACCGCGATCTCCTTCGCGATCGTTCTGGCGATCCTTAATAGCTCCGGTCGCTTTTCCGCTGCTACCCTGATTCCGTGTTCCTTGAGTCGCTTTGACTCTTCCATGTCAAATGTTGTCATTAGATGCCCTCAGTGCATAAAAAAACCCCGGTTCACCTTAGTTGTCACACACCAGTGCCGGGGAAGGTCAGAGACCTGAATAGTTTGTAGGTCGGTGTGTGACGTTGGCAAATTTACGGATCTGACCGACGCCAGTCAACACTACTTTTTTTGTTTTTTTATTTTCTGGATCGCCTGATCTAGTAGCCTCTTCGCGATCATCCGGCGTCCGGTCTCTGGAATCTTTCGGAATAGCGGGATCAATTTGTCTGTCTGCTTCACAAGATGCTCGATGATCTCGTTGTAGTGCTCGCCTTCACATCCGGCGATTCCCCACGCATTCATCTTCCGCTCGAAGTCGCGGCATCCGCATCCTTCTTTGTTCGCGATCGCCCAGGACGGTATCAATTCGGCCAGTGCTGTCCCGACGTTCTCCACCGGCTTCGGCAGCTGCGGTTGCTGCGTGCTTTTACGTTCCAGCTTGACCGGCTTGCCTTCGATCGCGTTTCCGCTTCCGTCGTATGATATTCCGCATCGGCAGACGTTGATCTCTGGATGCAGTCTGCGAAATGTTGCACCGCACCGGCAGATCATGCTTGCACCGCAACTTGAAGGGTGTCGCCGCCTGCGTTGGTTGCTGACTTAGTGACTGAAGATTCCGTGTTCGGTATCGCGCTGGGTACGTTTGTAAATGTTATCTCTTTGCAGTCTCTTTGCCTTCTCAGGAAGAACGTCCAATAAGTAGGATTGGATTGCTGATACCATTGAATAAACCAAGTATCAGTTAAGCCAAGCGTCGTAGTTCCAGTGAACTCCATCCACCTATGGTACTTTGCACAGAAAAATCCATACAAGTCATCTTGATACAGTTCGTCCGCTGTACATGGACATCCGCAGGTTGCATAGTTCGGTCTTGTCGTCGATGCGTTTAATGCTGTGTATTGCATCGTCAATCCGGTACTTGCTGTAAACGTATCCGTCTCGGATGCAATATAAAGCTGCAAGTTTATGAGATGCTGATCGCGAGTTGGGATGACATCAAACCCAGCACCACCGATCAGCGTGTAGTCAGGATCGGTCGGCCCGTAATAGGGAATTTTGACGATAGTCGCACTCTCAGTCAGATCGACATCAACTAGATTCCTGCTGTACGTGAAACCACAGTTAAGAGCAACATACGATGGTATCGCGCTTCTAGTGAAATTGTAATCATCGGAAGGAGTCGCGGATGCTTTTGCGTTGGGATAAGCAAAGGCAACAGGCAAACTCCAGAAACTTTTTACGGTTTGCCCGAATTGAGTGCCTTCCTGGTGCATAATTGGCTTCAGCCATTTACGAACGATGGCCGGAAATGTTGTGTGCTGAATGTTTTTGTACACGAGCTGCGGATCGCCAGTACACCAAGCCGGCTCTGGGCATGGGACACTATCTGTGTTGTTTTGCTCTGTTAGCAGTGGCCCGCCGGATGGATAAATTCTCGAATTCCTCGCTGCGTTTAGATCTGCATCTATGTTTGCTTGTGTTTCTGCAACGATATTGCATGTTCCAGTTATCGTTAAAGTGTGAGCGACGGAATAACTCGCTGCATTCAGTTCTGGCTCAACCCATTCGTATTGACGCCAGTCAACCAACCTATCTGCGTGTACCCAGTTATGTTGATCGCATTTGCCTAAATATTGCATCAGGCTACCGATTTGAAGTCCGCTGGCATAAACGCCTGTTTCGTGATAGTCGGTAATATCTGGCCGAGAGAAATACCCCGAAATATCATTCCACTTCATCAACCACGCATTGTTACCATTCCACTGCGGATAATCAAAATCAACCTGATAGTCATAGGTGCATCCAGTTGACGCACATCCTCCAATCGTTCTGACATTGCCATTCATCGACGACGTCATTCGACTCGTAGCATTATTGTAGACGTAAGAGCTTGGGTCTTTGATCGTGTACTGTGCGGTTGTGCAAGGCGACGGAGTGTCGATCGGAATGTTAAAATCGACCGCGTTGATTGACGCACAGCCGATATGTCCTGCATGAACTTGTATCAAACCTATCTCAACTGGCTGGTTTCCTGTTTCGATGGTTATTGATACCGTCTGACCGCCAGCATCCGGCGGCAATTTGCTTGTGTTGACCTGCCCGCTATGGGAAGCAGGAACATCCGACCTAAAATCGGGATGGCGATATCCAATGACTCCGCTGTTCATCGCAGCAGAATGAAATACTTCGTAAAACCGGTAAGAACAATAATTGTCGCCATAGAATGGTCGGACTTTATTTGGAGTTCGGTTTACTGTTTCAACATGATGCTGACTAAAGATCGTCGGCTCTTCATAAATGAAAGATGTATCGCCAGATTGGTAAATCTCATCATGATTGACGGCTCTAAGTACATTTGCCGCCTGTAAACTTTCACCGACTTTTATAACCAGACCTGGCTGCAGGTTCGTTACAGATTGCCCTGAATCATCTAAGACCTCCACATCGACGATGTAGTCAGTGCATCCTATAGGAACAGAAATGCTAATTGTTGTGTTAGCTGGAATCGTGTTAGTCGTTCCGGATATTCCCGAAACATACGAAGCGTTCCACAGAGTAGCATCGTAGCTAACGACACCACCGACAACATTCCTAGTCGGCAATGGCTTGACGACTATCAATTCGCAGCAACCACTAACACAGCAGCATTGAGGATTTCGACGGTTCATACGCAAGGAGCCTGAATAGCCTCGAACTCGTTACCACACTGTATACACCATCCTTCATTGCCAGAAACTTGATCCGACATTATAGAAAGCGGATCGAGCAAATTGATCGTGTGGTAATCGTTGCCGCGTCTGTCTCTAAGCATCACCGGTGTTTCAGCAGGTGCGGCACTGGCTTGTCCGCAACGGTATCTCCATAGGTTCTGCTCGTGGCCCAGTAGCACCCACGCCCAATGCGTTTGCTCAGTTTCAGTTTCCTGAATGTTGAACGTCTCGATTATTTTGGCGAACCCGCTGTAACTGCTTTTTCCATTCCACGGTTCTATTGGATCGAAAAAAGCGTGCGTGTGTTCAGAAGATGCCTCAGACTCTAAAACAAGCAACGCGAGACCATCGACAATTACTTTCCCGCGTTCACCATTAGGTATAGGCTCAACGCAAATTCCTATCTTGCTAATTTTCGTATGCCAGATTGGATCTATTCCGACAAAGCCTATCGAATCAATCGCGTCGTAGACATTTGCTATGCTTCCGTCATAGGAACTCAAAAAAATCAGATTCCCAATTTCTCTTTGTGCTCCGGTATTGTTTAGCACCTCGACTACTGAATTGTTCAATCCAGACCAAATAGCAGGAAAGCCCACTGTTTGTTGAGGCAATCTATCCACTATCCGATTCATGTAACTTGCAGTAATCGGATCGCCTGGATTGACTTTCAAATCCACTGTCAAACTCCGATGTACAAAAGGCCGTGATTTGCTTCGTTGTAAATTCGATTCACGTAAGCACCTCGAATTTCTCGACGCTTCAACCCAGTACCTGAGTCTTTTGAATTCTTGAATCCGAACCAAATATAGTCGTGTCCGGCTTTGGTGATGCCAGTAATGTTTCCGATGTTTAGACTAAGAACGTTTTTTGAAACTATGAAATTGAATGTAAGCGTTGGATCTTCTGCCACAATGTCACCAGTGGCACCAGTGAACAGCATTTCACCAGCCTCGAACCCTGGAAAGTTGATCGGTGGCCCTTGCACTAAAGATGGTGCGTTATTGACGGTTCCGGTTAATTCAGAAATGATCTGCGAATAAGCCAATACGCCACCGACCGAATTTACATTAGCAGCCTTTATCTTGGCTCGTATTGAAACCTTTAGAGCTGGAATCACGCGCTGCACTCCCTGCGGAGTGTCGTCCTGCACGTCGATCGCGCCACCCATGTTCGGCAGCGTTTCACCGCTGGCATTAAACCTCGTTTCCGTGTACGCATAGGTTTGAAGTATTTGACCGCCGCTCGTGTCGATGGAGACTGTAAATTGCCCAGGCTCAGGTTCGCGCTGACTATATTCTGCGGTAAATTCCCACGCATCATCAGCGACTCGCTCCCGTGACAGACTCCGTAGACCGAGGCTGAGACCATTGCGATCGTAGACATTATCAATAGTCTTTACCGTTACTAACGGATCTAGTCCAAGAGCACGCAAAGCATCTCTGCACGCGATCGGATCAGATGAACCGCTAACGAGCCATGTTATCGCTGCACTTGTTCCGCCGGCAGTCTCCGTTCCCTCACGCGACGTCAGCTCGCGGACTGTCAGACCGTTTTTCGTATAGACTGGCCCTCCTATAAAACTAGGAAGTACCGTTGGCAGCGTTTTCGGTGTGTATAGATCAGTTGCCATTTTTTACCCTGCAAATCTCGCTTGCATATTTATTCGCTTCAGTTGCTGATTCATTTGCCGGCCAAGTTTATTCGCCTCTCTCTGCTCTTTGAGCAAAGCCGGATCGCTTACCCGCTGCTCAGTTGGTGCCGCACCTATAAGAGCAGCACCAAAAGCCGAGAATGTTCCAGATGGCCCAGCAGCACTAGCAACCGCCCCTGCTTCAAATTCCGATGCCTCGATTTTGACTTTTAAGTCTTGCTGCTCTTGCTCGTTTTTGTCTTTTGCAAGTTTTGCGTCTTGAACATGTTGATCCATTTGATCGGCGAGCACTTGCCGGCGTGCATCACGCTCTGCTTGATCTTGCTGTCTGTTCTGGTCTCTTGTGTTTCGCCTTTGTGCTGCGTCATCTTCCATCGCCTCTCCGAATTGCCGAAGTTGCTCGATGCCGCCTTCTGCCGCTGCGCCGACGCCACCAAAGTCTGCTTGGAATCCTGATGACGGTGCTCCGATCGTTCTCACGCCACTGAGAGCACCGCCAGCTTCGATAACTTTGTTGTAGATGGTGTCATACAGGCTGATGTAGTAATTCATCATTTTCTCAAGCACCGTTGCCAGTCCTTGAAAAACTTTTCCAATTGCGCCAGCTATCGAGTCGCCAGTCTTGAGTATGAAAGAAAGCATACTCAGCCAAGCTGCTCGGATCTCGTCTGTCATATCGAGCCAAACAATTTCCAGCGTCTCAGACATGATCTCCCATGCCTTTTCGATGTCGCCGGCTTTTAGTGCTTCTGTGATGGCACTGATTGCTTTTTTGATGTCTGTTACCAATGGCCCAAAGCGTTTTTGCAGTGCATCGACTGCCATACCACCCAGATCAAAATACTTGACCATCGCGGTGCCGAGTGCGGCAACACCACCGATCGCCAAGCCGATAGGCGAAAAAAGCACACCAAGAACAGTAGCCAAACCACCAACTGCGACGCCTGCCGCTACAACGACGCCACCGATCGTAACAAGTGCGGCACCGAGTCCACCAACAGCAACAGCACCAGCAGCAAACATCTTTACTAGATGCTGGTTCTCTCGGATCAGAGGAACCACCTTCGCGGAAGTTCTTGCAATAAGATCCGACAGGTAAGTCATTGCAGGTGCAAGTGCTGCACCTATCTGGTTTTTCACGCCGATGAATGTGCTTTTTACTCGGTTCATCGCGTCGGTTAATTCAGCAGCAGACTTTGCATCTTCCTCAGTCATCGTCCGACCAAGTTCGTTTGCTTCTTGGCGTAGATCGGCGATGCCTTTTGCGTTTTCCTGAAACATTGGCAGCAATTCAGATCCAGCCCGCCCAAATAACTGCATCGACAACGCTGCTCGCTTGCTTGGATCTTCGACACGAGCGATAGCATCAGCGATCATAGTAAACTGATCCTCTGGGTTCATTCCAGATAATTGATCAGCAGAAAGACCGAGCGAAGCGAGAGCATCAGACGCTGCCTTCGATCCCATCTCAGCATTTAGCAAAGATCGCTGCATCCCACGGATGCCTTTTTCCACGCTGTCCAGGCTTGCGCCAGACTGCTCCGCTGCAAATGCAAGCTCTGACAAAGCCTTGACGCCGACGCCAGTACGCTTCGACATCTTATCCAGCCTGTCACCAGCGGACGCAAAAGAAAGCGTCATGCCAGCCAGAGGAGCTGCTGCTGCCGTTGCGATGCCTAGCAATGATCGCCCAGTGGCAGATATGCTCCCGCCTAGCTTTTTTAGATCCGCCGAGACTTGTTTTGCTCCGGCAGCAATTCTGCTGCTTATACCGATCTCAATTTCGGCGCGTCCGGCTCTGATGTTTTTCTGTGCCACGATTTCGCCTTTACCGGTTAAGTACGTTTTTCCATGAAGCTAGAATTTTTCCCTGTTCATCGGCGTGCAAAAGTGCCGGATACATAAATGGCTTCGGCTCGTATGTCGCTTGCCTTACCCTTCTAGCTACTGACCTATAACTTCGTCGCTGTGCTGTCTCTAGTGTGTGATATTGCTGCCACTTACGTATCACCACATTTGCCTTCGTGTCGAGCCACTGGAATTCTTCAATAGCAGCTGATCCGCCAAATTCAAGAAAAGCCGGCAATGTTGGCTTTATTTGATTGCCTCTAGCATCTCTGCTTTTTTTGTTAAGTTTTATTGGACCTACTATTCCGACTCTTTTTCTTGGGTCGTACAGATAAAGAATCTTCTTTAGGTTGTCGTCTCCTTTTGTTCGAGTGTATGGAGGCCCACCACGCGGAGATCTTTTCTTTACGTATCGTTTTACGTTCTGCCTTGCTTGTTTTCGTATAACCCTTAACGCATCCTCGATAGGCTTGCGCTCTTTGTCTTTGATCATTTTTTGAACAGCAGGGCGATCGAAGAAAAACTTTTTCATTTGAATATCAATGTCAAATGCGGTTGCCATTCTCTTTCGCTTTCAACTGTCTAAATATCTTGGCAGGGTCTGCTAGGTTCTTCGGTGCAGTTTCTCGCAGTGGATGAAAATCGTTTCTGCTGAACTTGTTGCCATGCAGGTTTGCATTTAGTGCCATAAGCTCCGCTGTGTGATCCCAGTCAAACTTTAGCTTCTGCTCTGCTGCGTGTTGCAGTTCGCGAATCGTCCACGGCCAAGGCTCTAGTCCTGCGATAGCTGCGAGTTCTGCGATCCATTGCCACTGCTCAACTGCATCTGCTTGAGTGCTTCGTTCTCCAGTTCTTTTAACTGTAAATCGGCTTTTCCACTCTCTATCAATTCTCGGATCTGCGACTGGGCTGCGGTCATTACTTTTATCTGCGTCTCGGTTAGTCCCGCTTCCAGTCTTTTGCCTAACCTCTGGAAAAAAGATTGCAGTTCCTGTAGGAACGCAATACTCGCAGCGTCGGCAATTCCATCACCGTATAAACGCTCCTCAAATGCGTCAGCATCAAGACCAAGTTCCTTTGCTTGATCCTCCACAAGCAGAAACACGAAAGCCAGACGATCGGTTTCACTGTTCATCACCTGCCAGTGATGCTCTTTGTTCAGCAATTCCAGTCCGAGCTTTTCTCGCAGTTGCCTCACCTTTCCGATCGTTAAAGCGAGGTGCCAGGCGTGTCCTTCATTGTCTTTGAAACTTTGCATTTCTTCTTGCTCTCTTTTGGTTCGCTCTCCTCCTGTATTGACGAACTAGCAGCTTGCTGACAGCGCGAGAGCATTTCGCTGTGAGCAAATACGATTTGCGTCTGTGGCCCTGACGCACTTTGATCGCACCAGCTTTTGAGTTCCCCTTCGGGCAACTTGTTTGCTAGTTCTGCTAGTTCGCCGCATGTTATACGCGTGCTCATGGTTCAATCCTGTTTATGCACCCGCGTCATATGCTGCAAAATCAACCTGCACTCCGCCGGATGTATATGCGTCAGCTAAAACGAATGGAATAGTTACGACAACGCTATCGCCGCCGTTAGATGTTTCGCTGAATTCGCCAAGTATGAAAGCCCCTCTCCATCCTTTCCCTGGCGTTAAAGGAGGAACCTGAACTGGTGGAGTTTCTTCACCATCGAGATGGAAGAATTCAATGATTTTCTTGTTGTCTCTAACATCTTCTAAATGTGCAAACACAGCATCCGTTCCAAGTCGTTTGACATATTCAAAAGAACCGGAAACCGTTTCATATCCGTGAATGTTCACAGTTTTGTCAGAACCGTGAAAATTGACTTCACTCGTAGCAGCTCCGCGAGTGATCTGTATGTTTCTCGCTCTTTTGATTTCTACAAATGTTGGTGTAGCATATGTGGCGCTGTTGTAGTAAAAGTATGTGTCCTTACCTGCATACGCTCCGCGTTCCAGATCGGTCGCCATTGTTAATCTCCTAGTCGTCTATGCTGTCTTGATAGGTCAAACGAATTAGCGACAGCCAAAGACCGTCGCTGTAAAGTTTCTGCGGATCGAAGTAAATTGCGTTTTCGATCACCACAAATCGGTGGCCGGCTAAGCCTGCTGTGCGTTTTGACAACGGCCCCGATGGCGACCACAGGGCTATGATTTCTTCCATCAAGTCGTCAAACACATCGCAAGCCGCGACCTCCTGAGATCGGTGCGCACTCGTGACCGATCCGCTGAGAGCCGGAGTGACGCCAACCACCCCAACCTCGATGATCACTTGCCGGTTGTCCGGCCCCTGATCTACTTCTATTTCACGCTCTGCGACTCGCACTGCGATCTTTGGCCCGTCAGTTAGTTCCTCGCGTGTGTAATGCGGAACGATAAACGCCTCGACGGTTTGCCCCGTCAATCGAGTATTGAGTTCCGTTATCACTGCATCACGCAGGTCACTAGCTCGCGACACGTTTCACACTATGAATTCGCAGGAATGTCTTTCGTCCGTCCGAGTATTGCCAGGCTGTCCCTTCGGTTCCTGGCAACACGTCGTAAACGCTGCCATCGCTTCTCTGGATCTGATCGCCTCTCTGCGGCAGCACCACGCTTGAGTCGATCACGAGCGAGCTTGGCTTCACAAGCCAGTCCACCGTTTTAGACAGTGGACGGATCTCGCCAGTGGTCGATACCTCATCAAACTGCGACTGACCAACGACCGCTGTCAGCGAGGCAGTAAAGTCGCCTCGCTTGTATGTAATCGTTTCGCCAGCAGCGGCTTGCAGCGTTGTGCGGTGAGCCGCGAGTGCGTCATCCAAAAGAGCCATTAGGCAACCACAGCCTCGGTTTGCACGATCTGATCGCTAACGATGATCGGAATGCCTTCTACTTCGGTAGGTCGCGGTGCAGGTGCTCCGGTTGCGTTGGTCGAAGTTCTGCTAGCTCGAAGCAATTTGAGAGCAGTTCTGTTCATGCAAATATGCGTAGGTTGCAAAGATGCTGGGAACAAAGAAAGAGCCTCATATATCTTGTCGTCATCCAAAGCGGTTTCGACGTTGGCGATACGAGCGGCGGAAAACTTGCTTCCGAGTTGCAGAGCCATGTAAGCAACGATCGGAACGACCCAAGCGTCATATCGTCCGTTGGTACCTTCAATCATCGACTGGTATGCACCACCGATGCTGATGTCGCCGTTGTTTCCGAATACTGAGCAAACACCAGTTGCGTCTGGTGTGGCGCGAATCAGGTAAACGCTGGACTGTACGCCAGCACTTGATCCGCCAGCAGAGATCACCATCTCGTCAGCCAATGCGTTTAGGTCTGCACTGTTGTAGAAACCATTGAAGCCGGCTGAGTCGCCGTTTGCACTGGTTCCGTAGAAGATCTGACGCTCTGCTTTTGCGAATGCACTTTGCAGATGGCTGCGTCCTTCCATCGCTGCTAGCTCTGGATTGTAGATCGCTGCGTCCATGTCGAACGAAGCATCCAAAATCTGCAATGTCTCGGTGACGGTCGTGCGGACGGTGTAATCGTGATCGCGTCCATCGTTGAGCGAACGGAAGCCAACAGTAGGCTCGGTGGTGAGCTTGTTATACTTATGCAAGGTTCCGTTACTGGCTTCGACTGCCGGCATTGCTGCAAGCACTGGAGCGTCACGAAGCAAATCGCTGATCTCTACGTCTGCGACGTTCTGATCGTTGATCTTGACTAATTCACTGATTGGTAGTGGAGTTGATGCCATTGTTTATGTTCCTCTGTTCTGGTGGTTCTTTTTTTTCGATGGTTTCTAGTTGTTATTGAAGAACTCGGAGAGTCGCTTCTTGTTGTCGTTCGCTTGAATTTCGCCAACGTCAATAGGATCTTCACCAACGCTAGCAGCTGCTGCGAGCTGTTCTTTTGCCTCGCTTAGTTCGGCTTTGAGTTGCTCGATCTGCTCGGCAAATAGATCGCACTGGCGACCGAGTGCCTCTTGCAGTTCGATTCCTTCGCTGAACCACTTCTGGCCGTTTTCCGATCCAAAGCGATCGACATAAGCCGACAACTCAGATAGGAAGTCCTCACGGGTGAAAGATGCAGGTGCGGAGTCGGAAACACCTGCCTCCACAATTTCGGTAGCTTCCGACATCTCGGAGATCTCCTCATTACGAGAAACAATGGAAAGCTGATGGCGTTCGAGCCACCTGCCAAGAAACTGACTTGCTCGATCCGCATCCACGCCGAATGCAAGAGACTTTGGTTTGTCAACGCTGATGCCAGCGGCATAGCTGAGAAGCTCGTCAACGTCCCTTGCGAGCGTCTGACGATCGAATAGTCCATCGGGGTTCGCTGCTGGCTCGTCAACGATGTCGGCGGCCCTGAGCTTTTCCAGTCGGACGTGTGGAAAGTTCTTTGTGTTATTTGCGTCGGGCGAAGCAAACTTGCCCGATGAGTGCTCCGTCATAAATTCCTGCTCGGCTTCTTGGTCGTGCTCGAACACGATAGAGAGACCGGCTGCCGCTGGATCTTCCTCGGCGAGCGTCATCACATATTCGGCCAGATCGCCTTCTGGCGTAGCGTGTGCAGACTGAGCAAAGTGAAGATCTCCAAGCACTCGGTATCCATCAACTCGGACGTTCTTGATGCGTCCAAGATGCCGGCCCATTCCATCGGCTGACATACTTGGATGAGTGAAACGCGACTTTACGCCATGCTTGCCCTGGTTGGCGTACTGTGCGACCTGCTCAAGCGTAACCTCGTCGATCCACATATCGTGACCAAGAGCCTCGCCAGTTGCGATCAATGAAACGCCAGAAAGTAGACCAGCTTGATAGTCACCGCCTGTTCGAGAAATCTGAATAGGCTCCTCAACGGTTGCACGAGCACCGCGAAACAAGGTTTCTTTTACTGGTCTTTCTGGATGTGTCATTCGCTTGCTTCCTCTGCTGATTGCTGTGGTTGTTGCATCGCGAACTCGACCGGCACGCCTTTTTCGCTGGCGTACTGCAATGCCTTGCTGATTGCGTCAACATTGTCGAAGTAGTCGGTTCCGGTTGCTCGACAGATCCGCTGTGGAGTGTCGAGTCCTGCCTTGATTGCGGCGATATGTCCATTGATCTCTTTGCTTGGATCCCACCAGGGCATCCCACGAGGCACCCACTCAAAGTTGATGTCTGTTTGACGCATGGAAGCCGGCAGTACTAAGCGACCGCTGGCGATCCAGTTTTGCAGCTTCCACTGGGTATAGTTCCGCCGCATCTCAATCTGATCGTCTCGCTTGTCTTTGCAGCTCCGCTCGTAATGAAGCCACGCAGCACGAGATCCAAAGAAGTTGGTGTGCGACTCGTCATAGAACGAGAATGGAATATCAAGCGACTTGAGAGCGACTTGCATCACGAGCTGCGTAAAGTTCTGGAACTCCGTCGATGGTTGCTTACTCTCGATCACTTCGGCTTTTTCGCCTGGGTTCAGGTCGATGTATCGAGTATCTGACTTCATGAATGCCTGGAAGCCACGAGGTTCCTCGATGGAATCACCATCGCTGTCGATGTTGCCCTGATCGGGATCTGGCTCGACTGGCATCACCGAGTCCGGTGAGTCTCGGTAGAAAGCCATCGCAAATAGCTGACTGACTTTGGCTTTTGCAAGTGCGAAACTGAAGTTTTCGTAGACATCCCGCAGCGGGTTCAACGCCGATACAAGCGGCGACACTCCACGCACCTGATCAGCAGCGTATCGGTCAAAGAAGCCGTAATGGATCAAGTTGGTAGCGTTGACTCTTCGAGCGAATTCGGTTCGCGTGTAACCTGATCTCTTGTGGACGCCGTATGCTAGAGGTCGCCCGAAGTCATTGATCAGAACGCCGTTGATCCATTGCTCTCCCTGTGGTGGACGTGCCGGATCTTGGATCAGGTCGGCTTGAATTCCCTGTAGC